ACGAAAAACCTACTTTGTCAGATAAAAAAGCTTTTTTGGCGTAGGGACACGCCGGGATGTCGTTAAAAAAAGGGTTAGGCTTATCTAGAACTTGATTTGCCCATTCTTTTATTTCTTCAATGACTTTTTGTTCTAGGTCCATGACTAGTCATACCTAGTCTTCTTTCTACGGTCAGACATCACCGCACCACAACCCCGGTGATTCTTACGTATTTCTCCACCCTTGGCGGCTTTACGGACTTTAGCGGCCTTAGTGTTAGACACGACCTGCTTACCTTTTGAACCCTCACGTTTCTTTTTACGCGCCGTGGCGGCACGTTCTGATTTGCTCAAGCTATTGGCTTTAGAACGAGGCAAACAACGGTCTGGACGCTTTTTGTTCTTTGATGTTCCGCACTCTCCAACAATGTTTCCACTGCTGTCGATGCGGACCCAATCTTGATCCAGCCAATTTTTAAGCTCACCCATTAGCGGCCTTTCCTTTTGCCGCCTTTGGATTTCTTAGCGTAATTAGGGTCTTTGCAATATTTACTAGCGGCTAAATTAGCGTAGGCCGAGGGGTATGTGTCAAAAGTACGCTTTGCCCACGCCTTACCTTCAGGGCAAATTTTACTGCCTTTACTCTTACTGGACGCCGCACCACCTTTACGCATGTAGGTGACTTGAACTTTTGCTTTTTTTGGCCCTGTTCTTACCCTTGAGCCGGAAACTCCCATACCCATAACATCATCCTATCATCTTACTAAAAATAGGGGCGCTTATAATTAAAACAGCTAAACCCCAAATTTTTATATCTAATCGACGTAAAGAGTGTTTTTGATCATCAAGCCTTTCTTCAATACGAGCATAACGAAGCGCACACTCCGCTTCATGTTTTTCCAAACGCGCAGTCAAGCCTTGTCCGGCCAATGCCTCTTTAACATCCATGACTACCAAGCCTTACAAGACCAATAACGCGCCGAAAATTTATCCTTTGCTGTGTCACAATTGTGACGCGCTCTAAAATTACTTCTGCGGCCCGGCTGTGATTTTTTAATCGACATATTCGGATCGCCAAAACGAACAAGTTTTATTTCCTTGCCTTTTTTAGCTAAAACCGCACTTTTTTTAGACTTTCCGGGTGTTTTCTTGGGCTTGTTATAGCCCGAAAAAGTTTCCCCTCGGTAGCTTAAACGACCGGAGGGGAGCCTTTTTACATCTTCGGTGGTCGCCATCAGCTAAAAAATACCGTGATTGCCGTAATGTTAGTTAAGACACTGACAAAAATGTCAGACACTTTAATCCCCTCATCGGGAATGTTGACCGAGTGCGTTTCGCTCGCAGAAAAATCCAAATCCAGTACTGTGCTACCTCCACTAGCATTGGTGATGGTTAGTCTTGGAGTACCAGAAGTGGAAAAAACCTGAATCTGACGAATACGAGCAGGCCCTACACCAGCAGAGCCTGTTCCGGTCAGACGTTTTGATCTTACGTCTGAATTGGCCATGGTGACCTCCCGTTATGATGCGTCAGAAGTACTAGAGATGCCGAAGAACTTGAGCACAATCACTGTGTCGCTTCCGGGGTCGCCAGAAACTACAAGCTCGACTTCATCGCCAACCAGACCGCTTGCGCCAGTGGTAAAACCAGACATGCCCAACACGCCGTTGCAACCAAAGAATCCTTTGAATCCGGTTGTGTTCAACGCGGCAGAGATGCCATCGACATAACCATCGGTGTCTGCGTCAGTACCAATGTCGTTGAGGCTTACAGCGTTTGTGGAAGCTGTGGTGACCGCTACGGTAACGCCCATAGGGATAAAGTTGACGGGAATTCCAACCGCAGTCTCTTTACCTGTCGTGTCCCCATTGGCTACGGTAATCGTGGCCTCATAGGTCTGCAACGTCATGGTGCTGGTAATAGCGCCTGTCGTGGAATTTTTGGTGATGTCTTGGAACCCGTTTTCAGAACGGACGGGACCGTTAAACGTAGTATTAGCCATGAGGTTCTCCTGTCGTGGCCAGTGTCAGCCTCAGTATGGGGCTGTCAGGAAAAATTTATATTAACATAAATGTTCCACGTGGAACAAAAAAAGCCGCCCGAAGGCGGCTCTGTTTTTAGGCACCCGGTGTGCCGAAGACACAACGCCAATCGGAAACACCGAAACTGTAACGCTCACGCGCCTTGAAGCGCATGTTGCCAGTATCAAAGTCACCTTCCATTGCAGTCTTGATGGGGCTTCTGTTAAACATCTTGAAGCCGTTAGGTGCGTCAGTCTTAATGAAAAACGCATCTGTGTCGGTCAAGAAATGGTTAACTACCGCGCCATCTGGGAGCATTCCCATAGACTTGGTTGCGTTGAGGTCATTGTCCGCAGTTCCCGGACGCAGGTTAGAGTTGATTACCCGCTCTGCAATAAATTGCAGTTCTTTCGGAATAATCATCTTCATGCCACGTACCGCGATCTTCAGACCACGCTCATCCGTGAAACCGGCAATGTCAATCAGCATCTGCTCAAGAGAAGTCTCGTTGAGGTCTGCGGCGGTTGACAGCAAGTTACGCTGGTTCCCTGAAAGGGACGGGTGAGCGGAAGAGCAGAGAGCGGCACCATCTCCAACAGGAGAACCGGTGCTAAAGGCGTTGTTCAGAATTGAAGCGGCCTTAATCTGCTTGGTCTGGGACATGGATCGTGCCAAAGCACGGGTGTAACGAGAAGCAAGGCGGTCATACAGGTTGTCTTCAATCGCCTCTTCGGTGATTGAAAACGCCAGTGCAATCGTTTCGTGAGTATAACGTGCAGTAAATGTTTCCTGCGCGTCATCAAACGAGATGGCACCACCCTCTGACTTAACCGGCGCAGTGCCGAAGCCAGACAGCATTACTTCTTCTTCGAAAGCACGATCAGAAGTTTCTTCTTCAAAAACTTCCGCGTGTTCCTGTTCGTAGCGATCATACTCAAGGCCAAAAAGAGCGTTAAGCCCCGGCTCAAGTTCCTTCGCCAACTGTGCGCGAGAAATAGCCATTACTTAATCCCCCTTAAATGCCGGTTGAGTCGGCAGTGGTTTGTGAAGCAAAACCACGTGTGCCAGCGTTGAAATGAGCGTTCAATCGAACAAGCAGATGTGCCCCTGCAGACGAATAATCATTGTTAGCATCATCGTCAACCAAACCTACAATACGCAAAGGTAGCGTTGCAGTAACAGCAATCGTACTTACGCCAAGTTGAGAGTTTGACTTACCTGTATCGGTAGAACCGGTACGAGCAGACGTTCCCAGACTTGCGTTAGCAAAAACAGCCGCTAATGCAGTAGCTCGGTCAGTGAGGGTGGCATCCGCCGCAACGACGAACAGTTGATCAGGGTTATCAGCCACAAGAGCCTTTACAGGGAAGTTGGTATCTACAGATACGCTTCCTGATCCGGGCCAATAATTAAGAAACACAGGTTTCTTTTGTGTGGCGTCTTGATATTCAACCCCTACTAGAACACCAAGGGCTTGTGTGGTGCCGCCATTGGTAGCTCCAGCTTGGTCAATAACGCCTGCGGCAGTGGGAACACAAATGCTTCCATTAAAAATAGCATTAGAGTTGTTACTAGCAATTTCATACTGAGTAACGCCGGTGGTGTTAGCACCGCTTCCTACAAGACCAACAGGACGAAGACCAAAGGCAGTTTCTTGATTTGCCATAATTTAGTTCCTCATGCTGTGCGGCCCTATTTCTTGGGGCCGCCAAAAGTTACACGACTCTGACGCTCGGGTTTGCCGATTGTCATTGTTGGATGAGCGTTTTCTCGCATCATATCGCTTTCAACAGCTTCAATTTGGTCCGCGTTACGTTGAGAAAAATACTCAGCGCGTTCCTGAACTGTTTCTATCGGTATACGAGCGAGCATCAATCCGCCAACACCAAACACACCCTCATATTTACCCGAATCAATTACCGGAGACTCAAAATCTGGATACTCGTCTTGGCGAACAAGCTCATAGCCTTCTCGCAACCTTGCCGAAATATTCTTGGTGTCGTCAAAACCCCTTACTTCGGCGCGTATCCAACGATGTTTAAAGCCCTCTGGTGCGGGTGGGGCGTCTAACATAGACGGGGGAGTCCAAGGCTTACGCCGTCCCTGTTTCTCCCTTGACGCTGTTTCACGTGAGGAGCGATCAATACCCTCAAAGCCTTTCTTCTCTGCGGTCATCTTCTTACTCCTTTACGTATTTCGCGTATTCTTCAAGCGGCACTCCCAACTTTTTAGCAATTGTTACTTGGGTCGGGGAGAGTTTGACCCTTTTACCACTGCGCCCAGTTTTGGTGGAGCGTGAGACACCGGCAACATTCTGAGCGGGCTTGCGGCCAGTGGATTGCTCCTCTCCAAATTTATGCGGGAACTCCCGCTTAATTCTAGAGTCCAATTCATTGTAGTAGTCATCCCCTTGCGGGTCAAACCCTTCTTCTTCTATTAACTTTTTGTGAATTCCGAAGGCGGCAAAGGTCATCGCCTCATCGTTTCCAAACCAAGAGTTCTTTTCGGCCCACTGTTCGGCTTTAGGGTCAGGCCTTTGGGCCTGTTGCGGAGCCTGCTGTTGCGGCGCGGATTGCGGAACCTGCTGTTGCGGAACCTGCTGGTTAGCTTCAGCGCGTCTCTGAGCCTGAGCATATTGATTAGCCGCAATACTAATATCCGTCAGTTCTTTCTGAGCAACTACAGTCCCTTCCGCATCACCTAGCTCAACAGCGCGTTTAAGAGCCGCTTCAGCCTGCTGTTGTTGAAGTTGAATGCGCTGACCGTATTCGGTCATAAAACCTTGATCTAGGTTCTGCATCCTTTGTTTAATCTGCTCTGATTCAGCCTGCACATTTTGTGCAAACTTCACAGCCTCTTCTTCACGACGCTCGGCTTCGCGCATTTTTTTAGTCAGACGATTAATACGCTTCTGTACAGATTCGCTGTACTCTGCGATCTCATCGTCAGACGAAGCCTCTTGCTCTATTTCAATCTCAGGTTCTTCCGAAGCAATTGTTCCACGTGGAACATCTTCTTCAGGTTGCTCAATCTCTACCTCTGTGGCTTCAGCATCTCCCACATCTAATTCAAATTGAGGTTCTTCGGCAGGCTCTCCCATGGTACTTCTCCTTTACAAACTAAGAATGTCTTCTGGATCGTCAATTGTTGCTAGGATCTCGTCGTCGTTCAAAATCCTGCACTCTCCGCCGTCAATACGGAACCGAGAACCAGCATAACGAGCAAAGATTACCCACTGTTTTTCGGTGCACCACGGCCCGTCAGGGAACTTTTCAGCATCCTTATAACAAAGAGGGCCTTGTTTAACGACATATCCCACAACGGTCTGAAGCTGAGTGTCGTTCAAGACTTGGTTGGGGATATAAATACCGCCTTCAGTCGTTTCTTTGCCGCGGTATGGGAGGATTAACATGCGCCAGCCAGTAGGCTGTGGCATACGCTCCAAAAGACTTTTGTCCATGGCCTCGGGGTCGAGTACCTTGGGCTGTGGAGCTTTGTAAAGGGATTTGACGCCTTCTGCGGCGGCGTCTAGGTCAATTTCTTCAGCTAGATCAGTCATTTAGTTGCTCCTGTTTTTCTAGCAGGCCCGAGAGTTCCTGTGCTACATAATTCAAAGCCGATAGCTCACCCATAAGGTTTTGATACTGCTCCATCGACTTTACGCCGTTGTTTTCCAACAATTCTAAGACTTGTACGCGCCTGTCCTTTATAGACTTTTGAACAAACTGTACTAAGTATAATGAGTCCACATGCGCTCCATCTCAGAAAGTCTTATCTATATACCACGACAGTCTAAAAGGAGCAACTAATATGTCCACATGACAGGTCCAGTGGTGCGGATATCGACGTGAACAAACGTCTTTGCAACACCTATGCCACCAAACCCCAACTTTAACGCTTCTTCTACGATTTTCCTGCGTTCAATCCCATTATCTGCATGAATATCCGCCGCAATGCCCTGTGCGTGGGTGCCGGGCTTTATCTTGGCCTTTTCAATAGAGTGCTTTGGGGAACGGTAACCAGAAGTAATATGGAAAGGAAAATCACACGCTTCGCGAAGCTCGTCCAAACGTGTAATAAAATCTGAAACTATTTTGTTTTCGCCCGTTTCCTTACAAGCAAATTCTTCTTCTTTGAAGTATTTGTAGATCACTCTTTCTTGCCCAAAAACAACCCAAACGCGCCTGTTAGCGCACCGGTCATAACACTGACCAATGCCGCTTGCTCTGGGTTTGGGTCGGGTAGAGACATAAACCACTCAACTGTCCGGTATGTCATCCCAATCATGGCAAACATTAGTACCCGTGGAATGATGCGCCACGCGTTAAGCTGTTCTGGCGTCATTTTTCGCGAGCTACTTGTTTAGTCTTCTCAAAGGTCCGTAGACCACCGAGGCCCAACATCCCAAGCAAAACTGTAAGAAGGCTCTCCATTTCAAACACAGGTAACGGAGGGGCTTCCACACCAGCAAATGTGATGACAAAAACAGCAATAGGCTGGCCGACAAAGTGCCAAGCCAGAGCAACACCGCAAGTCCACCCAACAAATGGTCGCCAGCCCGCGACAAACATAGATTTATGTGCCGCTTCAGCTTTATTAATTTCAATCTGACCTTGTGCAAGCTCTTGAGCATGACGCTCTGACATTGTTGCAATTTCATGTGCAAGCTTCGCCTTTTCGTCAGCATCCGGTATGAACTTGTCCAGTAAACCGGTAACGGGACCTATCAGTGCCTGTAGCATCAAAACCCCCTAAATTAAGCGTTAGTGAAGCGTGAGCCACGTAAAGCCGCCCCCATACCACGCTTTTTGCCTGTAGTTACCTTGGCAAACGTAATATCCGGAGTCTTTTCTTCCTTTGCTACAGCGTAAGGAATAGAGCCTTGACCTTGGATATCGGCCTTGGCTACAGGGTTTGGGGGGTTCTTGGGCGGTGCGCCATCTACCTTAACTTTCATATCAATTACCTCGTTTTAACAATTCACGTTGTAAAGCCGCATCAATCCTAGCCTGCGTCTGTCTTTCTTGACTAGCAAGCCGTTGCTGGAACTCCGTCTGCTTGTTGGACATACGCTGTTGGTCCATTTGCAACTCTGCCTGATCCATCTGCAAATCGGCCTGTTGCTTCTGAGCATCCAACTGAAGCTCCTGTTGCTTGAGTTGCACCAGCGGGTCACCTTGATTCTGGCCCGTAATCTGTGCCGTAAGCTGTTTCAGCTTGGCAAACTCTTGTGCATTGATTTGAGCGACCATGGCTTCTAGCTCAAGCTCCATATCCGCATTCAAAGGTTGACCACCTGTTTGCTGTAAAAGTTGTGCCGTAGCAATCTCTTGGCTCTTAACCTTAACGTGTTCCATTACGTGCTTTTGCAACGAAATAGCAGACTGTGGCAAGGCCTGTAGCGTCCCAGAAGTGCCGAATGTCAGGTGCGTCATAATGTGAGCATCGTGATCCTGACCTTCAAACACCTTGAGTTGTACGCTATCCAAGGCGTCAATATTTTCTTGAGCAGGGTCTTTCGGTATCGGATCGTCTGAGGACGGCGCTATCAATATCTTGTCTACGTCATTGACCCCCAAAGCCTCGTACATACGACGATAGGCTTCATGCAAATCGTGTATTTGCGGGGCCTGCATAGCCATCTGTAGCTGGGCTTGCGCCAGTGAAATACGCTGTGCCTGCGAGAAAGAGTTGGGATTTGATACCGGAACCACGTCTATCCGATCATCAAAGTCCCGTTGCATGATCGCACGATCACCGCCCATCACCGCATAGGGGTACTCCTGCGGTAAATACTCAGACATCACCCGCGCAAGAAGCTTGAACTCCTGACGCATCCCATAGTGCAGACGCTTATGCACCGCACTCATGACCCGTGAGCCCTGTTCCAACAACGCTACCGTCGTGCCGACAGCCGCCTGCTGGTTACCGTCGCCCACCTTCATGTCCGTAATCGTCGCGAACCGACGACCCGCATCCACCACAAAGCCCAAAAGCTGGAATAACGTGGTGTCCGGACCCTTGAAGGGCAACGGCATGAGAGAGTCTCTGATAGCCCCGCCGGGCGCATCTACGTCCCTGAACTCACCGGGCTGTAGCGGCTCCTCATCGTCCCTGACCCGTAGGCCGCGGGCCTTGAAGCCTGCCGGTAGATTTGACAACGTACCCGCATCAATCAACTGACGTAAGGCCGCAGTGGCTGTGCGAGACAAGCCCCCAATGGTGTGGATCAGGCCAAGGCCATAAAACCCAAAACCGGGCAAAAACTTGTAATGCACGAAGTACTGGATTTTTTTCTTTACGTCGCTTTCTTCTTTGAAATTGCGTCGAATAGACAAAACTTGTCCGCTATCTTCGCTTATCGTGACGATATACGGAACTTTGATGCCCGTTGGCTCGCCATCTTCCCCCGTGTCTTCAAAACCTTCTAGGTCCAGATTGACATGGCACTCAAGCAAAGTGCAGTCATAATCCAGATTACTGGGCTCTACCCCGTCCAGTTTATTGATCTCCCCCGTAATCTCGTCCTCTGCGCCTTGCGCCGGAATAACGGGAATGTCCCTGTAAAAACCCATGACCTGCCGAATACGCAGATCATTCAATGTCATCTTCACAACCTGAGTGATGTTTTCACAAGAATCTAAATCACTGGCGCCGTACGGCACCACAATGTCCTCTGCCGGGACAAACTTGCTGACAGCGCGATCTATCGCCTCGTCATAGTAAACTTTCTTGAAAGTAGAACCGGCCAGTGGCAGGTAAAACAACATCTGATCAAACTCAGGCGTGTACTCCTCCATCACATTGGTGATGTAGTAGTTCATAAACTCTTTTACACGAAACGCCTGTGCCTCGTTTTCCCGCGTCTTCTCACCAATAATCTGAGTGCGGACAGGACCGGATGGCGGCAAAAGCTCGTTAAAAGCCTGTGCCTGAAACTGTGTGGCCGCTTCTGCAAGCAAAGGGTGCGTTACGCCGGTAGCCCCTCTGAAGGGCATTGTGCGCTCTTCATAGTTATATCCCAAAAGCTCCAAGCCCTTGGAATACGCGTCTTCCCACTCGGAACGAGATGATTTGTTGGCATCAAACTCGCCTAGAAGCTCTGAAGATAGGCGGCCAAGCTCTCTATCGTCCAACTCCTCTGCCAAGTTGCGATAGAAATCGCCGTCATCAAGGCCAACCATGGCCATAGGATCAAAATCGACAATAACTCCACCATCTTCTTCGGCCTCAATCTCTATGCCCTCTGGCAAAACTTCGTTGACTTTACCTACAAAAGTACCGGGTGCGGCTACCTCAATGTCCAACTCAAGATCGGAATCTTCTAATTCAGAAAGAGGGGCCGTGCTATCCATCAACGAGGATAGCTGTGCTTTATCGTCACCATTGGCCATCAGGCTCTCCTAGTGTATGGGGCAAATGCGCCCACGCCGCGTCGTATATCATACCCTTGGAACATGTTCCGTGCTACGGGGGCCATAGAACCCACACC